AAGCCATTTTGAGGACTTGCATGATCAGGAGCGAGATCTGCTGGTGCTTCATTCAACTCTCCGTCGCAGTCATTGTCCAAGCTGTCGCAGGTTTCTTGTCTAGGGTTATTTACTTGAAAGCATTGAGTCCACTCAGTGATTCTACAGTATCTCTCGCCCTCTGAGCAGGGACCTAAAAGATCTTGTATTTCGCAAGGCTCTTTCTTGCCATACGGACGACAAATTAGTGCTGCGTCGGGTTCAGGTCCGAAGTCTGCAATCGGTGGGGCGGCATCTATGAATGGAGCCGAAAGGTCGAAAAAAGAATCTAAACCTAAATCTTCCTCCATCTCATAATCAGGCGGGATAATCCCTACGTCTAAATCATGATTTCTGTAATCCAGTGGTTCGTTTATCCAGGACTCGTCACCGCATGCGGGGAACATCATAACAACCAATAATAATATTTGTCTCATCTATGCCTCTATCTAGTATCGCTTATTTCTCTCAACATACCCACAACGTAGTTCTCTAAAATAAGAAAAAATGTTTTGTCTTTGTATTTTACTTCTTCAATCATACTTCGATCAATTATTATGTCTCTTCTATTCTCGAAGGTCCCTCTTCTTAAATTTAAAAAGTGAGGTGCACAATCACTCGCAACATCAACAACTGTAGCCGCTATGTATTGTTCTTCTTGTGGCTTGTAGTCATCCGGTAACAGAATTCCCGATTCCTCTTCTTCCTTAATAATGTGTGGAACTATTAAAATATGCCTGTTAACAGGCTTAAGAGTCGGAGGCAATCTACCCATTAGTCCCTACCGTTCTCTTGACATGGTCGAAAAAGTCCAAAAGTTGTTCCATGTCAACTTCGTTCTTCATGAGACGATATGCGCGGACGGACATTCGCAATTCCTCTTTGGTCAACCATCCATTCTCGACATAGTTTTTTCTGAGGTCTCTCTTTTGTTCCTTATAGGGCTCCATCGCATCTTCTAGTGCCATAAGAGACTCTATAAAAGACGTAATATGTCTTTCTTTCTCTAGAGTCTCTTGGTCTTGCTTCACAATATGTAAATTAGTAGTCATTTTGTTCCTTTCATTTGAATCTACCCTGGTAGTATACTATTATTATACTTTAAAGTCAACACTTTTTTATCCATTATCTAAAATTATTTTATGAGCATTGACATTTTTTTTGTTATACTCAACGTGTTGCAGGTTCCATTCGGGTATGCCGTCGAGCATCGCGTATTTCTTTCTGGCTACCATCTCTTTCCACTGCAGTGCTCCGTTATTCTCTTTTGGATAAGCACCGGATCCGATCTTCCACTCAATCTCGTGGCTCTTCTTGAGCAACTTCTTTGCCTTCTTATTTAAAGGATAGATATATCGAAACATCTTTCCTTTAATTTTTCTCATCCCGATGTGTTTCATAAATTCTGGTGTGAGCCAAAAAACTTGTTCCTTGGGAAGTTTCGTGTTGTTTTCTTTTGCTGCTTTCACCTTTTCATCATGGTTTTGTTTAAAATCTTCACTGAACCCTTCGCCTTTGTTATAGTGCCAATCCCAATTATCACGACAAAGTACTCTTGTCGTTCTTGGGTGCACCTTTTCTCCTTCGGAAGACATATAACTATCAGTCCAATACTCGCCACCGTAATAGAAGTTTGCAGCCTGGTAGACATATCCGCACTTGCCCATAATACCATCAGCAAGAGTGTACAGGAACTGAACTTCAGGACAATTCTGTTTAATCCACCGAATGAGTTGGGAAATCATTTGAGTTTCAGAATTTTTCGGTTCTGAATCAAGCATACACATCTTGCCAATCTCATAATAGTCCTGAGATGTCAGGTCCTTGCTGACTATCTTCTGAATAGTGTGAAGTGGGCGGGTGCCCCAACCAAGAGTCACGACACCAACCATTTTTTTCTTCTTAAAAACACCAAGCCACTTCTTTGTCAACTTGGGCATAACAGGGGAATAGTGATTTGCTTGAACTAGTTCGGTTGCTTTTTCTCTGGAAACTTCTCTAATTTCATACTTTTTTCTAGATGTCATTAACGATAACCTTTTTGCGATAATTGTGCTTATATTATACAATATTTGGTAGGAATTGTCAATAAAAAGTAGAGCCCAAGGCAGGATTCGAACCTACAACTTCCTCACTGGATTGTGAGGCACCCTACCCTTGGGTTACTTGGGCTGAACTTTTTATTTGCTTTGCTTGAAATAACTTGAAACATAAGATGAGTCATATAGTTTTTTGGGGAGTTCCAGCCATGGAGAATTCTTATTTAGAACCTGGCCGAGAAACTTAAACTTACGAGGTACTGTTGGGTAAACATCTGCAACTCTATCAAGAATATCGTCTTGGATACGTTTACGTAGTTCAAAAAGATGCTGATAGTCCTTAACCCCTCCAGGTATATTGGTATAAAAAACAAAAGAGTCTGGTAAAGCTCCTTTGTTTGATTTCTTAAAGGACCTAATTCTTCCCAAGAACTCTCCAACTGGCAAATTAATCTGTACGTTATTGTTGGTAACCTGTTGGCCCCAATCGAAGTACAGATCGTTAATACCCAACAACGCTACATCACTAGAGATGTATTCTTTTCTTTGATCCTTAGTATGGTTAAAGACCTGCACAAGGTGTTTTGCCTTGTGATTGTTCATAGCCTTCGTTACCAGGGTCTTGTTTCTTTTCTTGGTGGCTGATGGGTTCCAATTTTGGGCCAAGTCTTCAAGCGGGACCCTGATCTTTTTATCAAGGTCTTTTATTTGTTTTTCCAGTTCCTTTCTTCTCTCTTCATCAGAACATGATTCGAGCTTTGCTTGAAGCTGAGATTGTGTTGTCCTCTCGGGTTGCATGAAAGTTTCATCCTGCAAGGTTGCCTTGAGTGCCTCTGTTACGCTTCGAACACAGCTTTGCAGCCCATTGTCAGCAAAAGCATTATTACTCATTAGGCGATTTACTTGTTCGGCCTTGGAGAGGCTCACAAAATTATCATCTATCTCTACAACCAAATACTTGTACTGATTCTGCAGTGCTGCCTTGAACCTATGGTGTCCCATGATTCCTACGAATTTTTTGTGTGTATTGCTCCAATAAACTGTAATGGGCTTTCGAATTCCATATACACCGTTTACGCTTTCTTTTGCTTGAGCAGCATACTTCTTAACCGTAGCTGGGTCGATGTTACCAAGTCGGGGCTGGTGTGACATTCCATTGTAGTCAAACAAGATATCGTCTAATTCTACAACGAAAAGGTTGTTACCTACAGCAAAGTCGGATTGTTTAAAAGCAGTGTGCTCTTTGCAAGCTGCGCTGACCCGACTTTGCTGATTGAGGTGACTATAGTTAGTCACCACTTGTTTTAATTGTGCTAAAGTCATTTTTTGCCTTTCATTTAAGTTGATCTTAATATATCAAATGTTGGTGTGTTTGTAAAGTGTTTTTATAAATATTTTAAAGAACAACTTCCACCAGCACAAGCAACTTCGGCTGTAAGATTTGTATTGTCCTTTTCTTCTCGAATTTTTGTTAAGTCAACATTTTTAAGCGTCTCAAAGAGCACTTCATAAGTTTCTTTCGAGCAATCCTCAAACGGAGCCTGTTTATAGGTGCCGCCATTATACGGCAGAACAGATAGTCCCGTGTAAGAGTCTCTGTTCTCCCACATCCACTCGCCGACATCGGACCACTCAGCATCCTTAACTGAAACAGTGGCGGATACATTATGATTGTTGGGACCTTTTCTAAATCCAGCAAAGACCCACTCTTCTGAAACCTGCTTTACTCTCTTTAATAGCTGTCTTGCGCTTTCCGATCTTAGTATCGCGCCTTCAGGTGCCTTTTGAGGCACGGAGATAACAGCAGTGTCGTGAGGGCTGAAATATTCATCCTCCACCAACTCCGGATGGTTCTCCAGCAAATACCCATAAATAGGCTCGTTTTTGCCGACTCTCACACGACGAATATAATAGTCGTTATGCCAAGCATGAATTCCGCTTGATGTTCCTAATACTAGAGAAGTCGTACCAGCAGGCTTTACAGCTGTCGTTCTCGCGGCCGGATTAATACCAATAAGGTCTGCTACCCTCAAATTTTCATCTTTAACAACTTGCGCTGCAGCAATCATACTCAAGTCGAGAACCTTACGAGAAGCAATTCCCGTCATGCTAACGCCTAACAAGGAATCCCTTTCGCAGTTTGTTTGCCAGGCAGGTCTCAAATAATGAAAGTCCGTGTACCCCGCTTGCAAGGTGCCTATAAAAGCAGCAACTCTTGCTCTTTCTTCGAAATCTTCCTGATCTTCTATGTCACTCACGTTAATCTCTGTAAGGTTGCACATCTGGCAAGACCTTAGTGAAATCTCATGACATGGATTGAACCCTCGCTCCTTGTCATTAGTAAACGAAAATCCAGGCTCACCAGCTCCAGACGCCTCAATCCTCTCCCACAAGTCCATAAATGTGTCCTTCTCGATTCTATGTCTAAGAAGGACCACAGAGTTGTTCGCTCTACCTCGTTGAGGGTTGTTCTCCCACCAGGTGCCGGTCTTAGCAGACAACATCTGATTGTCATTTGCTGAAAACAAAGAAATCATTGCAGCACGACGAATGCCTCCGGACAACACTGCATCTGCCAAGTGGCACATTATATCGTGACACTCAATTGAAGTTAGTTTTTCTCCATCACTTTTGTCATCTAGTATCCCTTTTATTTTAAGGAGACACTCCTTTAGTGGTTGGGGTCCGGGAGCCTTGCCCCCGGATGTGATAAGTCTCTCCCCCTTTAGTCGGATATCTCCGAAGTCAAAACGAATATGAGACGTTCTTATTCCGAAATAGGTTTCTATCAAAGCCTTCACTGCGTCGGCCCAGCCTTCGATGCTATCTTGAATCAGATACCTATAGGTACGCTTCGAAGTTGGTTTGCGAATCTCTGGCAGGTTTTCAACATGGTGGTTCTGCACAGAATATCCAACACCACAACCAGAAAGGAGCAAAAACATCGTTTCATTAAAAGAGCGATAATCGTCAACCGCGACAAATGAGCAGTTAAACATTCTTGCTGGATTGATCTCAATCGGTTTTCCACCGAATTGCATTGACCTCATCGAAGGTAGAACCTTCTTATCAAACACCATCTTATACGCCTTTCTTATTTGAAGTTCTAAGAAAGGATATTTTCTTAAGTGCATCTCCATGTTTCTAGATACAAGTTCTTCCCAAGTTTCTCTTCTATTTTTATCCGGAAGAAACCTTGTATATTTCATGTGCACCGTTATGTCAGATAGTATTTGATTAGATAATTCCATTATTATTACTCCCCCTTTTTAAATGTCTTATACTTCTCTTTCAATCTCTCAAGTTGTTTTTTAGCAGATTTTTCAACGATATCCTCAACCGATTCATTCGTCTGTGGTAGCACCTTTATTCTTACATTACTCGTGTCCATGAAAATTGGATACACCAATCCATCTGGTCCGTTTCTATTTTTAGCTATAAAGATGCGCCCACTGTTGGTGTTTTTATCCTCGATGGTTCGTGAAACCGTAAAAATAAAATCTGCAACAAAACACTTGTTAAACGCTTCCGAAATTGCTTCCATGGTAATAACTTCCGCGTTTAAACCGCTTCTATTTGTTTGAGAGGCTGTCCAGACAGGGCATTCGTTTACTTGCGCAATACCTCTCAACTCCTCATAAATAGTCTCCAGCTGATGTCTTTTCTCATCTTTTATAGAAGAAATTGGTCTTAATAAATCCCCATAATCGACGATAATTAAGTCCGGGGAAAACCCCCTAATCTTCATCTTTTCCAGGTGATTTTTAATCGTTTGGACCGATGCAGATTTGGTAGGATACTCCTTCACAATCAGCTTTCCTTCTATTTCTTGTACTTCTTCGTAAATCTTTTCCTTAAAAGAAATTACATTTGAAAGGTCCACGCCGGTAAGACAACTATCATACCGACTCGCAACTACAGTATCCGCTAACTCCAGCGTGTAGTGTATAACATTCTTCCCAGCTTTCAATGCTTGTGCGCCTAAATGCACCAACGCCATGCTTTTTCCCGCTCCTGTAGGAGCGATACACACACCCAGCTCTCCCTTTCCGATGCCGCCCTTGCACAAGTTATCAACCTCTGTCCATCCAGTCGTTACTGGGCTTCTTTCGCGGATTTGAAATCTTTTCTCAAAATCAAGAATATAATCATATCCAAAGTTGTTATCACTTCCAAGTTTAATAGCGTCATTGATTACGCTGCTAACCTCGTCAAAAGAGGAACGCTTGATCAGGTCAACAGACCGAATCAGTGCTTCCTTTAGCTTTTGTTTTCTGCAAAAGTCTAACGCTACGTCTTTTATGTATTCAGACTCAGTTGTTTCCAATCCGGTCGATAATACTCTAGCATAATAGTCCCGTATGAGGACCTGAATAGATTCTTGTTCTTTCTTTAACTCTGTCCGTATAATGGACTTCATAATTTTGGCGGTTGGGTGGACACCGTATTTTTGTCGATATCCTTGAATTTTGTTGATAAAGACCCTAAGATGTTTAAGTTCTAGAAACTTTATATTAAAAACTTCAAATATTTGATCTGCAAATGGTCTGTCTACCAAAATTAAGTGACACAGATCCTCTTGAAAAGATCTACCAAAGTTTGAGAAATCTTCCCTTTCTTGCTCCGTCATGTTTTTCCTTTTATTTAATGATTAATCTTATCACAAAGACCAAAAAATTGCAAGACTAAAAGTCAGATATCATTCGATTGAAACTTTCGAACAAAGAACTCAATGAGATTTCGCCGATACCGTCCTGGTGCATCAGCGTCCTTAACCCAGTCTTGTTAAACTCAGGAACATGCCCGTCTATTGCTTCGTCTATTCTAGTTTTACCCTGAATAGAGATAGAGGGGGAATATAATTGCATTATTTTATAATTGCTCTCGACCTTGTCTGTCTCTTCTAATACACGGTCATAAACTTTTAACTTGGTTTCCTGCTCTTTGCAGTGAGTAACAACATCTTCCAGATAACATTCCTTCTCATCGGCGAAGAAGGGGAACCTCTTAGCGACAGTTGCCAATCCGACACCCGGAACGCCATCTAAATTGTCACTTTTGTCCCCCGCCAGTGCTCTCGCCAAAGCGAAATTCGTTGGATGAATCTTGTATTGTTCCAAAACTGCCTTCTTATTAAGCACTTGATTTTGTGTTGGTCTGTACAATATCGTCTTGTCATCCAACAATTGAATAAAGTCCTTATCACTGGAAACAATAACTTTCTGCCAATCTTTGAACTTTTGCTTTTGTGCGACATGCGAAATTACATCGTCGGCCTCAACGCGGGGCTCTATAAATTGAACTATTGGAGTTTGGTTGAGATATTCTATCGCCCTGATCTGTTGCCAGGCTTTGTTTTCTCTCTCCTGCTCCTCTGTCAAGTGACGGATATCCCTGTTCAGCCTCAGTGGTTTTCTTCCTTGTTTGTAATTTTTATTTTGAGCGCGTCTCTTTTGAGACCCCCCTTCTCCGTCCCAGACAACGACAGTCATATCCGGACTTATAATTCTCGTTAACTTGTTGAGAATCTTAAGGAAACCCTTTGAACCACCAATTGGACTTCCGTTTATTGACAAACTTGGGTCGACAATATACGACCTTAAAAATTGATTGTGTGCATCCACAATCATCACTCTACCATTCATTTTTTACCTCTTTTCAAAAAAAGCCCCTGAGCGCGTGCAACCATAATAGGAAAACACGCCCAGGGGCGGAAATGCCGAGAACCAAGTGGGTGCTTAATCCTCGACGGGGAGAGACTCTTCCTCTTCATAATAGTCAGCAGCATTACCTGTTCTGTTCTTGAATTTCATTATAACATCTTCGTCGATAATTTGCAAGACCTTATTTCGGAATTTCTCATCTTTTAATTCTTTAACCCACCCTTTTCTCTGGAACTTTTTCTCTGTGCCATCTTCCAATTCTAATGAAAACCACGCACCAGATTGTTTTAGACTATCTGATATTTGAATTGCCTCGAACCAGCTTTCCTC